TTGGAGACGAAGATGGGCACCATCGACAGCAAGACGCGTTGGCAGGACAAGAAGGGCCGCACCTGGCGCGTCATTCAGAACCTGCATTTCGGTCGTTACCTGTGCGCCCTTGAAGATCGTCCGGCCCTCTCGGGCTACTGGACCTCCAAGGACATTCGCGCCGCGATGGCGGGGGGCTGATCGATGAACGCCCTTCTCAACCCGCACAACACCGAGACGACCTACGACGGCCGCGTTTACCCGTCCCCGGCGATTCAGGACAGGACGGCCGAGGCGGTCTCCTGGCTCTGCACCTCGCCGAGCGTGATGGGCGAGCTGGTGCTGACCGACGACGAACTGACCGCAATGTCGGCCGCACTCAAAGGGTCTGACGCCATCGAATTCACTCGCCTGTATCAGGCCGCGATGGACCGCCACGTTCAGGACGAACTGGACGAATACAAGGACCGCTGCGGCATCCGCAACGAGTCGGACTACGAGGCTGCTACTGCCCTCGTAAGGATTCACTCATGACCGCAGACGACTTCATCACCTACACCGGAGATTCCATCCTTCAGCCGCCACGCGAGTGGGCGCCAATCGGCTACTCGCCGACCAAGTTCATGATCGTCCCAGTTACTCCGAACGAGGAAATGCGCCTCGCTGGGGCAGCAGAGCGCGGCGGCTATTTGCATCAGTTCGCGGCCATGTTGAAGGCGAGCCCATCGGCTAAATCCATGCACCCCGATTTCCGCTTGCAGCTTTCCGCTTGGATTGATGCAAACAAGCAGGCGGCCATCAATTCTCCGCAACACGCAGATTGGTCAAACGGGGTCGCCGAGGGTGTGCGGATTGCCCTGGAACTCTTCGATAAGCATTGCGGAGGTGTGGAATGAATGACCGCGTTGATGTGCTTGGAACCATAGTTTCAGCGCGAGCAAGGCTCGTTGATTCGATCCCCGTACGGCAGGTATGGACGAAGGATCAGATCGAGGAAAACGACAACCTGCTCGAAACCCATGAAGTCGTTTCCGCGCTTATCGAGGCTGGCGCACGGGTAACCGCCGCCTTCCGCAAGCTGGGTGAAACCAGCAGCGCAACCAAGGCGCGAACTATTCGTATTGAATGCGAAGATGCGATGGTCGCACTCGATAATGCCGTCTCCCGCGTCAAAGGCGGTGCCGCATGACCGCCGCCGACCGAGCCCTGCACTTCCAGGCGCTGAGGCTGGCCGCGGGCTACCTGCTGGCCTTATGCATGGGCGTCGCGTTCGCCGTCGTGGTGCAGGCGGTGCTGTCGTGAGCCGGCTGGACTTTCTGGCCCTCTTGGTACGCGAAGCCACGGACGCCGACAACAGCGCGAGCGTTCGTCTGGAGCGCGTCAGCAAGGCCCACGCCGACCTACTCAACGAGCTGCGCGCCGAGGATCACCGCGTCGCAAAGGTCTTCGACGCAGCCCGCGCCGTGCTGAGTGCCAGCGACTTCACCGACCTGCTCCACGCCGAAGAGTGCCTGCGTGAGGCGCTGGATGCGTGCGAGCCGGAGACGCCGCATGAACCCGTTTGACCAACTGGACGCAGCGTTCGCCGCGCAGTTTGGCGCGCTGCCGCCCATCACCCCGCCGATGTCGCTGGCGGAAGCCCGAGAACAACGCAACCGCGAGGCCGTGGACGGCTTGTGCGTGGAGGAAAACGACGATGAGTAACCGCCTCCGAATCGCCTGGGCCGCCGTCGCGCTGTTGGCCGCCGTCGTCGTGCCGCTGCGCATCGCCGAGATCCACCAGGCCCACACCGACCGTGACGCTGCCAAAGCCCGTTGGGCTGCAACCAGCAGCGTGCGCGGCTGAACTCCCCCGCCCTTACGGGCCCCGCGCCGGCCGGGATTCCACGACGCCGGCACCTATTCCACCTACCAGCAGAGCAGCCATGAACCAGATCGTCACCATCGAGGATTCGGTCTACGGCACCAAGGATTCCTTTGCCTCGGTGCTGTCTGATCGGTCCATCAACTTCGACCGCGAGGCCGAGTTCGCCCTGCAGACGCTGTACGGCAACGACTACGCGATGAAGATCGCGATGCAGAACCGGTCGTCGGTCATCGCTGCCGTGGTCAACATCGCGGCCATTGGCATCAGCCTGAACCCGGCGAAGAAGCAGGCCTACCTGGTCCCGCGCGACGGCAAGATCTGCCTGGACATCAGCTACATGGGCCTGATGGATCTGGCCATCGATTCGGGGTCGATCCGCTGGGGCCAGGCCGAGCTGGTCTACGAGAGCGACCTGTTCGAGCTGGTCGGGGTGGACAAGGAACCAATCCACAAGCGGGCCCCGTTCAGCCGCAACCGCGGCGAGATTGTGGGCGCCTATGTGGTGGTGAAGACGCCCGAAGGCGATTACCTGACCACCGCAATGTCTGTGGACGAAATCAACGACATCCGCGACCGCTCGTCGGCATGGAAGGCGTGGGTATCGAAGAAGAAGTCCTGCCCGTGGGTTACCGACTGGGGCGAGATGGCGAAGAAGACCGTGGTGAAGCGCGCCTACAAGTATTGGCCGAAGACCGAGCGCCTGGAAACCGCGATTCACCACCTGAACACCGATGGCGGCGAAGGCCTGGCGGTGATCGAGCAGCAGGCGCAGAGCCGCACCGCGCTGCCGCCGCCAGAGGACACCGAGGAACGCATCGAGCTGTACGCCAGCCTGCAGGACATTGCGACTGCCGGCGTAGATGCTCTCGGCGAGGCGTGGGGCAAGCTGACCAAGGAGCAGCGCGCCATGATCGGCCAGTCCGGCCTGGCCGCGCTGAAGGCAGAGGCCGAGAAGGCCGACGCAGAGCTGGTGGAGCCCGAAGGCGCCCCCAGCATCATCGACCGTATCGACCGCGATATCGAGCGCAGGGAGGCCGCAGGATGCGCCTGATTCGATGCGACCAGGGAAGCGACGCTTGGCACAACGCCCGCGCCGGGGTCATCACTGCCAGCATGTTCGCCACCGCGCGCTCGCGCGTGGGCGAGCTGAGCGACCAGCAGCAGCTGTATGTGGACTCGGTGCTGGCGGGTATGGCGTCGAAGGCGGCGGCGGAGCATGCCGGCTACAAGGCTGTGCCGCGCTCGGCCATCATCGAGAAGGCCATCGCCGGCGAGCTCATCGGTGACTTCAGCGAGGCGTCCAAGAACTACGCCTTCCGGCTGGCGATCGAGCGCATCAGCGGCGAGCCGCTGGATGAGGGCTTCGAGACGTTCGCCATGCGCCGGGGCCATGAGCTGGAGCCGCAGGCCCGCGCCGAGCATGAGGTGCAGTCCGGCCTGCTGGTGAAGCGCGCGGGGTTCGTGCTGAGCGAGTGCGGCGACTACGGCTGCTCGGCCGACGGCTTCATCGGCGAAGACGGCGGCAGCGAATACAAGTGCTTCATCAACCCGGAGAAGCTGCGCGCCTTCCACATCGACAACGATGCGAGCGAGGTGTTCGAGCAGGCCCAGGGCTGCATGTGGCTGACCGGCCGGCAGTGGTGGCACATCGGCCTGTTCTGCCCGGCGCTGGCCGCAGTGGGCAAGCAGCTGTGGTGGCGCCGCTTCGACCGCGACGAGGCGTTCATCGACAAGCTGCGCGCGGACCTGGAACCGTTCCGGCAGATGGTGGTCGGGTTCGAGCAGTCCCTGCGCGCTGGTGATCACCAGCAGGTGGCCGCCTGATGGACGTCGCCCTGTACCCCTGCCACGCCAAGAGCCTGCGCCGTGCCGGGCAGGCCCGCGCCCAGCTGTTCGCCCATGTGATCGAGGGCAAGCGCTACACCACCGCGCAGGTGGCCGAGATTCTGGACATATCCCACAGCGCCGCATACGAGCGGATCAAGCGGCGCCCTCACCCGCTCACCTGGGCGGACCTGCAGAAGGCACGCATGCCATGACCAGCATTCACGTACAGCCGACCTTCGACCTGGCCACGCAGGCCGAGAAGGACCGCCAGCGGGCCGAGATCGCCGACGACGTGGCGCAGTTCCTGCGCTCGGGCGGCAAGGTACAGAAACTCGGCAACAGCCCCATCGACCGATCCACCATCAGCCGCCGCCAGGTGGTCGAGGGTGGCCACAACAGCCGCACGAAGAAGGGAGCATCCGCATGACCACCTACAACAAGACCCTGGCTGTTGATGTTCTCCAGTGGCTGGGCGACGAG